AAGCGTAAGCCAGCCCTTAAAAAGGCTACTACTCGCAAAGGTGACAAAGATGGCGACTAAAAAACATGACAAACCTATCCCTCATAAAACGACAGGGAAAGACAAAACATACAATCCAACCGAAAAAGGCGCAGGAATGACCGCTAAAGGTCGTGCCGAATATAACGCTAAAAACGGTAGCCACTTGAAAGCACCAGCACCAAACCCCAAAACAAAAGCAGATGAAGGCCGTAAAAAGTCTTTTTGTGCAAGGATGGAGGGAGTAGTAAAGAAAGCCAAGGGTCCAGCTGAAAGGGCCAAAGCATCACTTAAAAATTGGAATTGCTAACATGCCACTTAAAAAATCAACTAGCGCCAAAGCCTTTAAAGAAAACATTAAGGCTGAAGTAAAAGCAGGAAAACCTATTAAACAAGCTGTGGCAATTGCTTACAGCGAAAAACGTGAAGCAGCAAAAACTAAACCGAAAGGAAAGAAATGAGCATCGAAGATAAAGTAGTTTCATTCACTATTGCGCAAATTAACGAGCTATTAGCTGAACTAGGTAAAATCCCTTATGTTCACAGCGCTCATCTAATAGCTGGTATTAAATCTATTGCAGAGCCACAAGTTCAGCCTGCTGTAACTATTACTCCAGCCGAAACAGAGACACCTGCCGAGTGAAAATAGAACAGCGTTCAATAGAATCGTTGATACCCTATATCAACAACAGCCGAAAGCACTCAGATGAACAGGTGGCTCAAATTGCAGCTAGCATCCGAGAGTTTGGTTGGACTAATCCCATTTTGGTTGATGGGGCTAATGGGATTATTGCTGGTCATGGTCGTTTGCTTGCTGCTCGCAAGTTGTCTATGGATAAAGTTCCTGTTATCGAACTTGCCCATTTATCAGAGACTCAAAAAAAAGCTCTGGTCATTGCGGACAATAAACTGGCGCTAAATAGCGATTGGGATACAGAACTACTAACCGTAGAGCTTCAAGAGCTATTAGGCGATGAGTTTGATCTAGACCTATTAGGCTTTGATAAGGACGAATTAGACGCTCTATTGAACGTTATTGAGCCAACGGAAGGGCTAACCGATGAAGATGCTGTTCCTGATGCTCCGCTTACACCTAAGTCGAAACTGGGCGATATATTTAGTCTTGGCAACCATCGGCTTATGTGTGGCGACTCGACTTCTATTGAAAGCGTAGAAAAGCTAACAAACGGCTTAGTCGATATTCTTGTTACCGATCCGCCATATAACGTGGCATACGAAGGCAAAACAAAGGATGCGCTAACCATTCAAAACGACTCTATGGGAGACGAAGCGTTCCGCCAGTTCCTAAGAGACGCTTTTGTAGCTGCAGACGCTGTAATGAAGCCTGGCGCTGTATTTTATATATGGCATGCCGACTCTGAAGGCTATAACTTTAGGGGTGCTTGTAAAGACGCTGGATGGAAGGTTCGTCAATGCCTAATATGGCAAAAAGACACAATGGTTATGGGCCGTCAAGACTATCATTGGAAACATGAACCTTGTTTATACGGTTGGAAAGACGGTGCAGGCCATTTATGGGCATCGGACCGTAAGCAAACCACTCTTATAGAGTGCAAGCGTCCAAAGCGTAACGATATCCATCCTACGATGAAACCAGTAGAGCTTATGGAGTATCAAATCCTGAACAACACCAAGGGACAGGATATGGTGCTAGACTTATTCGGTGGCTCAGGGTCTACCCTAATTGCTGCTGAAAAAACAGGCAGAAAGTCCGCTTTGATGGAGCTTGATCCTAAGTATTGTGACGTTATTATTAAAAGATGGCAGGAGTTTACTGGAAAGCAGGCGATCCATATAGAATCAGGCTTAGAGTTCGATAAACTTTAAACATTTTCCGACAATAAAAAGATGCTACCCCACGAACCAACCGAAAAGACCAAAGTGCAAGTCCTACAAGCTGCAGGGCTAGGGCTTCCACATGAGCAAATAGGCGCTTTAATTGGTATATGCGATAAGACCTTACGCAAGCATTACGAAATAGAACTGGCGCTAGGTAAAGCCCAGGCATCGGCTAAGGTTGCCAATTCATTGTTTAACAAGGCTATCAAAGGCGACACAACGGCTGCTATTTGGTGGACTAAGGCCCAAATGGGGTGGGGCGAGACTAATACCACTAGACTGGCTAACGCTGACGGCTCAAATATTGACGGTTTTGAAATAATCCTAACTGAACCTGATGGAACAAGATCAAAGGCTTGAGCAGGTTCTTGCTAAGGCGCATTTTCCTACTAAGCTAGGAATACTATTTAAGCCTAAAAACTGCCGTTATCGCATACTCTACGGAGGGCGAGGCGGATCAAAATCTTGGAATATTGCCAGGGCTTTGCTTATTAAAGGCTTTAGAAGCCAGTTGCGTATCCTATGCGCACGTGAGTTCCAAACCTCTATTAAAGACTCGGTCCATAAATTATTGTGCGACCAAATAGAAAACTTAGAGCTAGGCTGGTATTACACCGTTACGCAGAACTCTATTGTAGGTAAAAACGGCACAGAGTTTACCTTTGTGGGTATTAAAAACAATACAAATAATGTAAAAAGTATTGAAGGAATTGATATTTGTTGGGTGGAAGAGGCTCAGAGCGTTTCGGCCCAAAGTTGGAACATTCTTATACCTACGATTCGTAAAGAAAACAGCGAAATATGGGTGTCATTTAACCCTGAGCTAGAGACAGACGAGACTTACCAACGGTTTATTGTCAATCCACCTGAAAACTCGGTGGTCCAAAAGATAAACTACAGCGACAACCCTTGGTTTCCTGAAACGCTAGAGCTAGAGCGCCAGGCACTAAAAAATAGGGATATTCAGGCTTATAACAACGTTTGGGAAGGTATTTGCCGAACCCAAATAGATGGCGCTGTATTTGGTAAAGAGATGGAAATAGCCGAGCTAGACGGCAGAATTACTAGAGTGCCTTACGACCCTATTAAACCAGTTCATGCCATATTCGACCTTGGGTGGGCCGACTCGACTGCGATTTGGTTTGTGCAGTTTATTGGCATGGAAATCAGGGTGATACGGTATATCGAGGACAATCAAAAAACCATCAGCTGGTATTTAGCCCAAATGCAGACCTATGGCTACGTCTATGACACCTTATGGCTACCCCATGACGCTGCTGCTAAGAACTTAGGATCAGGCAAATCTATCGAGGAAATTGTGCGCTCTACAGGCTGGAAGGTGCAAATACTAGACCGAGTGCCTGTAACCGATTCTATAAACGCAGCTAGAACGATATTTGCAAAATGCTATTTTGATAGGCAAAATTGCGAAGAAGGCTTACAATGCTTAAGACATTATCGCTATGACGTTGATCCTGAAACTGGCGCATTTAGTCAGAAGCCACTTCATGACCAATATTCACATGGCGCAGATGCCTTTAGATATATTGGGTTGATGGTAAACGAGCCTCGCAAGCCAAAACCCCAAAGACAAAACTATATGCCTGTGGGCAGCTGGATGGGATAAATATGGCAGATTACGATAGCATCAATGACATGGAATACGATTCAAGGATTGATGAAGCTAAGCAATTCTTGCGCTTATGTGGCGATGTAGACTCAAACAATCGTGCCGAAGCATTAGATGATGTCCGTTTTGCTGCAGGCGATCAATGGCCAGTAGACGTTCAAAATAGCCGAGTGCTAGAGGCTCGTCCTTGTTTAACCATTAACAAGATTGACGCTTATATTCGTCAAATCTGTAACCAACAGCGCCAGCAACGTCCTAGAATTAAAGTGCATGGCATGAATAACGAATCAGACGCTAAATTAGCCGAGATTCTAACTGGTGTATGCCGTCATATAGAAACACAATCAAACGCTGACAACGCTTACGACACAGCCTTTGAATACGCAGTAAAGATGGGTTGGGGATATTTTAGGGTTACTACTGACTATGTGTCAGACGATAGCTTTGAGCAGGAAATCTATATCCGTCCTATTGATAACCCTTTTACTGTTTACTTTGATCCTAATTCCCAGTTGCCAGATGGTTCTGATGCTGAGCGATGCTTAATTACTACCGTAATAAGTAAACGAAACTTCAAGGTCCTATACCCTTGGGCTGAGGTAGATCAAGGTTTTAGTAGCAGAGGCACTGGGGATACCAACTCTGAATGGGTAATGAAAGAGGATATTCGTATTGCCGAATATTTCTATACCGTCAAAGAGCCAGCCGTTCTTTACTATTTATCCGATGGCACTAGCCTTTATGAGGACGAATACAAAAAGGTTAAAAAACTGCTTGAGGCTGCCAATATTGAGGTATTAGACAAGCGAGATAGCCATAAAAAGAAAATCAAGTGGTGCAAGCTAACCGCTATGCAAATCCTTGAAGAGGGTGACTGGGCTGGTAAGTTTATTCCTATTATCCCTGTATATGGCCAGCAGGTTATTGTGGATTCTAAGCATAAGAAGTTTGGCTTGGTTCGCATGGCTAAAGACCCACAACGGATGTATAACTACTGGGCCACCAGCTTGACCGAAACCGTAGCCCTAGCGCCTAAGGCTAAATGGATTCTTGCTGAAGGTCAAGACGAAGGCCATGAAAACGAATGGGCAATGGCTAATATTAAAGCCACACCTTATCTGCGTTACAAGCAGACGGATACAGAAGGACGGATGGCCCCTCCTCCTACAAGACAATCGCCTGAACAGCCTCCTACAGGGGTTATGGCTGCATTAAGCGGTATGAATGCAGACTTGCAGGCTGTGGTTGGTATATACGACCCTAGCCAACTACCGCAAGGCAACCAATCAGGCAAGGCTATCCAAGGTCAACAGCAGCAAGTTGACATGGTTAACTACCATTACTATGACAATTTGACTCGTTCTATTGCCTATTGTGGCCGTATTATTTTGGATTTGATTCCTAAAATTTACGATACTGAGCGAGTGTTGCGCATAATTGGCGATGACGGCAAACCTGAATTAGTTACGCTAAACCAACGCACCGTTGACGAGCAAGGTGTAGAAAAGATTCTAAACGACGTATCCGTTGGTAAATAT